ATAAAAGGATATTACAGACTTTGTTTATATATGTTTGGAGTATTTTTTTCAATTTGTTTTATTATTCACTATTATTCATTATTATACTTGTTAAAATGAAAAAATTATGGGTAAAATTATAGATTTAAACAAATTAAAATGTTCTAAATGTAATGGAACACTCACGCATACTTCTACAAGAGTCCCAAAATATTTTATTTTGGAATGTGAAAAATGTGGAATAGAGGCTAAGGTTAAAGTGGATTTTGATGTTATCAATGAGAAAGTTTGTTATAAACAAAAAGAAGCAGAAGAAAAATTATTAAATTTGTGGAATAAGTTAAACGGGAAGTCGTCTAATTAAAGAAAATTGATAAAAACTTAAATAAGAAATAATTATTAAAATAATGAAAACAATATTTATAATATTATTAGCAATATCCTTAACCAGCTGTTTGTGTTCAAAACATCAAGGAGCTACTGTAATTGATAAAATTAAAGGACAGAGATATAAAACTGAATTATACACTGATAATAAATCATTGCATACTTTTAACTATATTGTATTGAAAGAGCAGGACAGCTCAATTACAATGAAAAAAATGAGTAAATTAAGACTTTACTTTCACAGTATAAATGATACACTTGGTATTTTTAATTTAAAATGTCGTAAAATAGATAATTGTATAGCAAAATTAGATACTATAATGCTTGACTTATAAAATAAACCTATTTGTAATGAAAAAGTGGATTAAAAAATACCAGACCATTATTGCTATTATATTCACAGGTATTGTGATGTTAATGGTAACAGATGGATATGATTTTATTATAGAAAGGGCAGGTTTATCTTCTCAAAATAAAGTTGATATTAAAAAGAATAAAGAAGAAAACGAAACACAAAAAGTTTACATGCAGGGGACTCGGACAATGTTAAATGAAGTAATAACAGCGCAAAGAAGTTTTATTACAAAACCAGAACTTGTTTCAGAAATTGACAGAATGATTAGTTTTTGGCTAACCGGCATCTTAAAAAAAACAGAAATTGATACAGTTCAAATAAATTTAACATCTAACTAAAATATAACATTATGAAAGAATTATTAAGTGAAATTGTAGGTTATGCAATACCTGCAATAATAACATTAATTTTGGGATTTTTAGCGGACAATCCAAAGTATAAAATGGCAAAAAAGAAGTTAAAACAAGCTTCAGATGCTTTGGATGACAATAAAATTACTCATGCCGAGTATAAACAAATTATTGATTTTGAAAGTAAAAAAGTCAAGAAGGATAAAAAAGTGCAAAAAGAAATTGAATTAAAAATTAAAAAATAGGAGACTAAAATTATGGCAAAAGGAACACCTAAAAAAAATGGTTCAGGAAAAGGAACACGATCAAATAGAGGTAGAGGTGGATGTTCTACTACAAAATCAACGGGACAAGGTAGTAATAAAGGAAAAAAATAATATGACAAACATTTTCAGGGCAGAAATAAGGCATTTTTCCGAGAATGATAAACAAACTCTTGGGAAATGGATAAGTTATAAAAATGAAATTGCTTTTTTTGATTGCAAAACATTAGAATTAGCTTATCGAAATAATAAAAATAAAATATCTCGTATTCCTGCCGGTATTTATGACTGTGAAAAATTAGAGACTGAAGCCGAATTAAAAAATTCAAGGTTAGATTATCCTCACGTTTGGATTAAAAACGTTCCAGGAAGAAAAGGCATTAAAGTTCATATTTTAAATTATTTCAGACAATCAAATGGATGTCCGGGTGTTGGGGCAAAACATACTGATATTGATGGAGATGGTTATAGAGATGTGACTGATTCAAAGAATACTTTAAAAAAATTAATGAAAATAATGTCAAAAAAATTTAAACTCACTATTTTAGATACTCATAAAATTAATATATTATAAAAATGGAAACTGATAAAAGTAAATGGGTTTATTTAGAAGAAAGTAAAGTAAAGTAAAGTAAAATAACTAATATGAAAAGAATATGATACTATTAAAAAGAATAACAGAAGATAAAACAAATAAGAGTAATATAGTAGGTAATGGTAATGGATTTAAAATAAGGATATATGAAGATAATGGAAAAGTTAAAGTTAAAGTTACATTTTTAATATGGTCAGTAGTATTAGAAGGTGTAAAAAGAGAAAATAGGAATGGATTTAAAATAAGGGGACATAAGGTTAATAATCAAATAGTTATAAAAGTATCATTTTGTTGGCTTTCTGTAACGTTTAGAGGATACTTAGCAAATCTCAAAATTAGTCCTGATGAATTATTAAAAATTATTAAGTAGTTATTAAGGTATTTAAAACCAAAATTAGCAATGATAAAGACAAAGAAAAGTAATATTACAAAGGGTTTGGGAACTAAGCAAAGGTTGGAAGTTTTGAGTACAATGGTTAGCAGATTATCTTTATCCCAACGATTAGGAAAGTCTTTCTCTGGGGACAGGGATTTATATTCTACCTTAGGTTATCCCACAGAAATAGAATATGAAGATTATAGAGCCAGATATAGTAGGCAGGGTATTGCAGCAGCGATAATTGATAGACCAATAGATATGACTTGGACTGGTAAAATAGAAGTAAAAGAAATAGATAATGATACGTTACAAAAAGATTATGATATATTAGATAAAGAATTAAAATTAAAAAACAATTTTAAAAGATTGGACACACTTTCCAGTATTGGAAGATTTGCTGTATTGTTGCTTGGATTTAATGACATACAGACAAAAGAGCAGATGGCTCAGATGGTAACTAAGGGAACGGGTAGAAAATTACTTTACGTTAAATCTTTTAGTGAAAGTATGGTGAAAATTAAAAAATATGATAATTTATCTTCCAGTAAGCGTTATGGAAAGCCTGTATTATATCAAATCAGTATGGATAATATTTCTGCGGGAACTTCATTTAATGTTGATGTACATTATACAAGAGTAATTCACGTAGCAGGGGAAGTTTTGGAAAATGATATTTTTGGAATACCTGTAATGCAAAAAGTATATAATAGGTTAATGGACTTGGAAAAACTTGTGGGCGGTAGTGCTGAAATGTTTTGGCGAGGTGCGCGACCGGGAATTACGGGAAATGTAGCTAAAGATTTTGAGATGGGAGATAATTTAGAAGAATCAGTAAAGTTACAAATAGATGAATTTGAGCATGATTTAAGGCGTATTTTGGTGAATCAAGGTGTGGAGTTTAAAACATTAGATTCACAGATTTCTGACCCCATAAATCATGTAGATATTCAAATTCAAATGATTAGTGCGGAAACAGGAATACCCAAAAGAATATTAACCGGAAGTGAACGAGGTGAATTAGCAAGTAGTGAAGATAAAGGAGCTTGGTTAGAGTTAATCCAGACAAGACGAGAGGAATATGCAGAAGCTAATATTGTAAGGACCTTTATTGACAGATGTATTGAATTTGGAGTATTGAGTGAAGTAAAAGACGGTGCGTATCTTATTACTTGGAGTGATTTATTTGCTCAGTCTGAAAAAGAGAAAATAGAGATTGGAAAAGTAAGGAGTATGGCATTGAAAGATTATACAATGAACCCAATGGCACAGGACACTATTCCAGCCGAGATGTTTTTAAAACATTTTTTAGGATTTACAGAGGAACAGATAGAAGAGATAGAGGAAATACGAGAGACTCAGGTATTGTATGAAGGGGTAATCACAGATGAGGAGGAAGAAATAATAAAAAAAGAAGCAGAGTAAATTAAAAATTTTTTAATGAAAGGCAGGAAAAATTAAAATGAATGATTTAAAAGAATAAATGTGTAATTTATTAACATATCAGATTAATCAGTATGACCCTACAAGGACTACATCTTTGCGAAATGCTTTTGTAAGGCAAATGAATAAGAGGTTTAGAGAATTGAGGGGAGTTATAAGAAAAAGTATTGTAGAGCAGGATTGTTTTGGGTTAGTAAGTAATTTATCTACACAACAAATGCAGACAGCAGGTAGGAAGGCTTTTGCCTTTCCTACCTCTTCAGCTAAGGTTAGTAGCTTTATGAAATGGTTACAGGTTCAGATTGATAATGGAATATTACAAGTTTCTAATATTGATACAGTAGGACAATCAGTTAATAGTGCTTGGTCAAATTTATATATTTATGACTCTTACAAAAGAGGTATTTTAAGAGCCAATTATGAAATGAAAAAAGCAGGGTATAAAGTAGCCTCAATAGAACAACAAGGCGGAATAGAGGCTGTAATGGGGACTCCTTTGAGTATGGATAGGGTTGGTTTGTTATATTTGAGAACTTATAATGACTTGAAAGGAATAACAGATGCAATGAGTGGGCAGATCAGTAGAGTATTGGCACAGGGAATGGCAGATGGGGACGGCCCATTATTACTTGCAAGGAAATTAAATAGAGTAATCAGTGGAATGGGGGAAGATTTGGGAATAAAAGATACATTGGGAAGATTTATTCCGGCACGTCGTAGAGCAGAAATATTAGCAAGAACAGAAATAATAAGAGCTCATCACAAAGGAACAATGCAAGAATATAGAAATTGGAAAATGGAAGGTGTGGTAGTAAAAGCAGAATTTAGAACAGCGGGGGATAAGAGAGTTTGTGATATTTGTGCGGGGATGGAAGGAAATGTTTATACTTTGGATAAAGCAGAAGGAATTATACCAGTCCATCCACAATGTAGATGTATTATGCTTCCATTTAGACCAGGAACAGATGAACCAAGAAGATGGGATGAAAATCCGGCGGTAAAAAAGGGAACTTTGCCAAAATTAAAAGATGTTAAATAAAAAGATATTATGAAAAAAATCACATCAATTATACAAGTAAATTCAAATTATGTTATAAAAACAGAAGAAAAAGATGGGGACCCTTATATAGTAGTTCCAGTTACAATGATGGTAGAGGGTGTTCACAATGGCAGTCATGGTGCAATATTTCATTCTATTGCAGAATTAGGCAGATTACCAGATAGTTGGAATGGAATACCAATAACAATATTACATCCAGTAGAAGACGGTGTCTTTATATCCGCAAATCATCCAGATCAACAAATTGTAGGACGTGTTTATAATACAACTGTAGAGAATAATAAATTAAAGGCAGAAGCGTGGTTAAATATCGAACAGATACAAAACATATCTCCAGAGGCATTCACTTACATACAGCAAGGAAAACCACTTGAGATTAGCTTAGGAATGTTTAATGACCATGTTATTACAACCGGACAATGGAATAATGAGTCATATATCGGAATTGCAAATAATTACATACCAGACCATTTGGCTTTATTACCTAACGAAGAAGGTGCTTGTAGCTGGGTAGATGGTTGTGGAATTAGAAATAATAATAAATTAATTACTAATATAAATATTATGACTGAAAAAAAGAAAATAATTAAAGATTATATCAAGAAAGGGACGTTAATTATTGAAAATATAATTAGTGCTGATTTTTTAACAAATGAAGCAGGTTATAAAACTATTATTATGTCATTGCAAGGAAAATTAGATGCAATGGACACGGATAATTCTTCTTATTACCTGGAAGAGCTTTATAGTAATACATTTGTATATCGTGTTGTGAATGAAACTAATTTACCAAAATTTTACCGCAGAGCTTATATATTACATGCGGATAACAATATTGAAATTACCGGAGAGCCTGCTGAGGTTCAAAAAGAAATAAATTATAATACAAAAATAATTACTAATCTAAAAAAAGAAAGGAATACTAAAATGAAAAAAGAAATTGAAGCAAAAGTAACTGAATTAATATCTAATTCAGGAACTCGTTTTGTTGATTGTGATAAAATATGGTTATCAGATTTAACATTGGAAAACTTAGAACAGTTAAATCCTGTTAAAGTAAGAACGCAAAAAACTGTAGAAAAAGAAATCACACCGGAAGTTTTGAAAGAAACTATCTCTGGTTATGATGTTTCTAAAATGATTGAGTTGTTTCCTGAAGCAATTCAGAAACAAGTTAAAGATGGTATATCTGTTTTAACAGCACAAAAAGCTGAAGTAGTTAAATCCATTCTGTCCAATACAAAAGATGTATGGACAGAAGAAGTTTTAAATAAAATGGAAATTGAAACTTTAACAGGAATTAAAAAATCTATTCCTTCCATTCCTGACGTAACTGATTATTCAGGACAAGGTGGAGGTGGTGTAGTAGAAGTAAAAGATAGTGAAGAAGAAGGAATGTTTCCTCTTGAGGCTCTTGAGGCTCTTGAGGCTATTGAAGCTCAAAAAGAAAAAAATAATTAATTACTAATTTAAAATAAAGAAAGGAATATTAAAATGGAAAATACTATAAAATTAAAAGATTATTTACATATCCAGGAAGAACTGGTTGCAAATGATGTTATTACGCCGGGTATGTTGATTGAAGAAATGTCCACAGGAAAAGTTAGAAAACACGCTAATTCAGGACAGAATGTTCTTCCAATGTTTGCAGTTGAAGACGAACTGCAAGGAAATGGAATTAATGATGATTATGCAGCAGCTGACCAGGTTCAGTGTTGGATACCAACAAGAGGTGATCAGGTTTGGTGTATTGTTGCTGACGGAGCAGCTGCTATTGTAATTGGAGCACCTTTAGAAAGTTCTGGAGATGGTTTTTTAAGATTACATACACCTGTAGTTGAAAGTGGTGAAGAGTCCAGTGGAAATGTTACTACTTTTTATGCTAATCCTATTGTTGGTTATGCTTTGACAGCTGTTGATTTATCTGACTCCAGTGGAGCGGAAGACAGTTCAGCACTTGGGTATAATAAAAGAATTAAAGTAAGGATACTATAATAAGAAATTAAATTAATTATTAATATAAAATAAAGAAAGGAATTAAAATTATGAATATTGATTTTATTGGAAAATCTAAAACACAGGGGCAATTAGCTTCTATGATGTTTAATACGTCAGTGGGTGCAATGAAACCTTTTATTGGAAAAGATGGAAAACCTTATATGACTGTTCATATGGGAGGAAATCCAGCAGACCTTAAAAATTATAAGACAGTTTTAGCCGATTATGCAACGTTAAGAAAAGATGAGTGGAAGCAACTTGATCAAGCTGTATTAGATATATCCAGAACACGCTTAAATGGTGTTCAGGATTTAATTGATAATGGACTGGTTTATAATTTAGGAAATCCAATGGGTACAACTATATTGGAAACTGAAGAGGTTGGAGATGCTTTTACTGCTGATTTAACGATGGACGGGATACCAAGAGCAAGAAATGACCGTGTTGAATATGGTATTAATTATTTGCCTATTCCAATTATCCATGTTGATTATCAAATTAATACTCGTGTATTAAATGCTTCCAGAAGTTTAGGCAGAGCGTTAGATGCAACTCAGGCAGAAGTAGCAGCTAGAAAAGTTGCTGAGAAATTGGAAACAATGCTTTTCACAGACACTTCTTACACTTTCGGTGGAGGAACTATTTATTCTTACATTAGTCACCCTGATATTAACTTGGTAACATTGGCAGCAAATTGGGATGCTTCTGCAAAAACAGCCTCAGCAATTTTAGCTGATGTAATCGCAATGAAACAAGCTAATATTGACGCAAAACATTATGGTCCATATATGCTGTATATACCAACATCGTATGAAACCGTATTAGACGAGGATTATGATACTACTACTCCTGGAACAACCATTAGGGAACGCCTTTTAAAAATATCAAACATAAAAGGCATTAAAGTAGTTGATACTCTTACTGCTGATACTTGTTTATTGGTTCAAATGTCCACAGACGTTGTGAGATTAGTAAACGGTATGGCAATTCAGAATGTTGAGTGGAAAAGTGAAGGGAAATTTGTAACAAACTATAAGGTGATGACAATTCAAGTTCCTCAAATTCGTTCTGACGCAAACAATGCTTCAGGGATTGTTAAATTAGCTTAGTAAGTTATTTTTTATAAATATTTTTATTATTAAACCAAAATTCATTAATCAAATGGATTTATAAAATATATTATTATGATACGAATAAAAAAAAAAGACGGGGAATGTCTTTATCGTAAAATTGGAGGGGGTAGTCTTCGTCTTGGGAATAAGAAGATAATTAAACCGGGTCAAACTTTTTATGCTTTACCAGAGGACGTAAAATCTTTTTTGTTGCATCTTGAAGTTTTAGATGGTGGGAAAGTCTTATCAGTTGAAAAAACAACAGGTAGTTTTGATAAAATTAAAATTAAAGATAAAGAAACTATCAAAAAACATACCTACACAAAAGAGCATAAAGGGGCTGGATGGTATAATATTTTGGATGGTAATGGTAAAAAAATGAATGAAAAGTCCTTGAAAAAAGTTGAAGTTGATAAAATGCTGACTCAATTAAGGGAGGTATAAATGTGGAAAGTCCCTCGTATATGGGAAGGTGGGGAGTGTTGGATAATTGGAGGGGGCCCTTCAGTAACGAAGCAATTTAATATACCTGTTAAGTTGGTTCAGCAGATTAGAGATAAAGAACTTTCAATTCATTCATTTTCTCCTTATATGTCATTTTTGCATGATAAGCATGTGATTGGTGTTAATTCAGCGTTATTTTTAGGGGATTGGTTGGATATAATATTTTTTGGTGATTATAATTTTTATCTAAGACACATGTATTCCCTTAGAGATTATCCAGGTATAAAAGTATTTGGTAGTCCAAAAGGAAAAAATCCAGAATTTCAAAGGGAAGGAATTAAATTTTTGGGTAGAGATATGGAACATCCTCACGGATTAACAAAAGACAACCAGAAAATAAGTTGGAACAGTAATAGTGGGGCGGCTTCAATTAATTTGGCTATTCATTTAGGCATAAAAAAAATATACTTGTTAGGGTTTGATATGTTTATAGATAAACACAATCAACACTGGCACAATCAATACAGAACGGAACAGATTGAAAGGGAAAGGCAAAATAAAACAATAAAATTGCCATTTAGCCGACATTTAAAAGGATTTCCTCTAATTGCAAAACAAGCAAAGAAATGGGGGATTGAAATAATTAATGTTTCTCCGGACAGTGAAATAAATAATTTTCCTAAAATAAGTATGAAGGATATTTTATGAAAAAATTAAATCAATTTGTATGTATATTAAAATCCGGAGGGGATTATAAGCCTTGTCATGTTCAGGATTTAAAAAAGAATGTAGAATGGGCTTTACCTAATTTGGATAGTTTTATTTGTATTTCCGACATGTATATTCAGGGAGTTAATACTATTCCTTTGAAGAGAAACTACAGAGGGTGGTGGAGTATGCACGAAGCATATAGAATAAAAGGAAAAGTAATTATTACAGGAATTGATACTGTATTTGTTAAACAATCTTCTCAATTATTTGAAATAGCTGAGACACTTGGGCAGAATGAAGTATATATGATACGTTCTACTACTCATCCTGAAAGGAATATATCTAATGGTATTCAAATATGGAATGGAGATTTAACAA